GGACTGAACCATCACTACCCGATATGTCTTTCCATAGTGCATTTAACTCATCAGCTTTAAGTCCTTTAGATTTTAAAAGCTTTTCTAAGTATTTGTTTTTAACTTGGTAGCTGCCGGATAAAGTTTTGTGAGTATAGCAGTTAGCCCTGTAAGGCTCGATACTAGGAGAAGTCCCACTGCAGATGATACCACTACTAGCGTTAGGAGCAATAGCAAGAAGATTAGCATTACGCATACCACTACCACTAATATCAGGAGCCTCACCCCTCTCAATAGCGAGTTTTTTAGTTGCTTCTTTTGCCTTTCCTTTAATGTAAGTAAATGCCTTATAGTTAAACCCAGATGCGAAAATTCCTTCGAAAGGTATTGACCTACGTTGAAGATAAGCATGGAAACCCATAGCACCAAGACCGAGACTTCTTTCTCGATACGCTGAGTAGGCAGACTTGGTAAAGCCCTCCTTACCTTCTTTAACATATTTTTGAAAACGTTTAAAATTTGCACTGTATTCTCCTAGTTGTGTTGTATCTATTGCATTGTCAATATAATGTTGAATTACATTGTCAAGCATGGTTATTAAATCTTGTATAAAGTTATCATCCTTTGACCATTCATCAAAGTATTCTAAGTTGACAGAAGATAAACAACAGACTGCTGTTCTTTCTTCATCAGTCGGTAAAGTTATTTCAGAACATAAGTTACTTTGACGTATCTTAAGACCTAAATCTTTTTGTTGTTTTGGTAAAGCTTCATTACATCTATCAATATTAATCATGTAAGGCTCACCTGTTTCAGCTCTAGCATTTATTATCTGCCACCAAAGGTCTCTAGCATTTATAACTTTAACAGCTTCATTAGTTTTAGGGTCTATCAATCTCCAATCTTCATCTTGTTCTACAGCTTCAAGAAAAGCATCTGTAATGTTTATACCATTATGTAGATTAAGATTCTTTCTGTTTATATCTCCACCTGATTCTTTTCTCATGTTAATGAACTCTTCAATCTCAGGGTGTGATATATCCATGTAAGCTGCATAGCTACCACGTCTTGTTGTGCCTTGGTTAAAGGCTAACATCTGTGAATCAACTACATGGATGAAAGGAATTGAACCAGTAGAACGACTGCCATGAGTAGTAGAAATACCGTTGCTCCTAATATCGCCCCAATATCCACCGATGCCTCCACCCGAACTTGCCAACCATATATTTTCATCATAGTGAGCAGATAGACCACTCCTACTGTCAGGAACATAATTAAGGAAACAACTGATAGGAAGCCCACGAGTGGTACCCCCGTTACTAAGTATAGGAGTGCTAAACATGAACCACCTAGAGGAAGAGTAGTTGTAAAGTCTTTGAGCCAATTCAAAATCTGTCTCACCTTTGAATGTTGCTCCGAAGACGGAGGCTCTTGCGAATGCTTCTTGTGCATGTGTTTCTCCTTCCCAAAAATATCTATCTTTGAGTGTGTCTAGACTAAACTTGTCAAATGTTTTTTCTTTATCATAGTCTATTTCAATTCCTAAGTAAGGCTTAGTTCCTATTTTATCCTCAACCATTATCCTGTTCCTTGTTGTTTATATAAAGTGCTATTATAGCATAATGTATTATTTTATACAAGTCTAAATTGTTTTTTCCATTCTTTTTTCCAAACCTCATAGCATACTTCATAATGTTTCCAAGACAGAATCCTTCTCCATATCCTGAATCAATAATCATATCAGTTGCTTGGTACTTACCGTTAGCATAATGCTGGTCATAAGTATTGCCTATATAAGCTTTGATTTCGTTTAACAGTTTGTCTTCATTAAATTTATAATTCACTACTCTTCCATTCCTTTGGTAAACTTTCTTCGTTGTACCATTTAAAGTTATTTGTTTCTGCCCACTCTGCATGAGTTCTTTTTGTTCCATCTCTTCTAACCTTTGCTCCCGGCATTGGAGAGAAAGGCTTTTGGAAAAGAAAGACTAACTCATAATTATCAGGTAAAGCATCCCTAATATGTATGTACTTACTATACTCTGCGTAGTCCCAAAATCTACCTTTGGCTTCAATCAATATGGTTTTGTCATCTATAACTTTTACAAAGTCAGGTTCATATGTATGTTTAACTACATACTTTATGTTGTCCCAGTGATGACTCCAATCTTTTAAAACTGTTTGGTGTATTTCATATTCCCAAATACTATCATAGCCTTTAGGAACATTTGTTTTCTTAGGTCTTGGTTTTCTTGGTACTCTTCTAGGCATTGTCAATAGAAGAATCGTAGTTTTTAACTAGCTTCCAGTATTCAAGTATAGCATTAAACATACCTAGATGTCTTGCATGAGACTCTTCATCCCAAACATGAAACAATATTAATCCTGTATCAGCTCTGTCTACAAAGATAGAAACTCTCTGAGGATTATCTATATTACAGCCTTGAGCATATGCTGATAGCTGCATACCGTGTTCATCATAAACTAATTTAGCAGGGTCTTTGCCTTCTAAGTTATCCTTAGTTTTAAAGTCAACAAAGATTCCTGATTTGGAATATAAATCTATCTTGCCCCCATAGCCTGAATCAGCACAGAAAGAATCTTCTGCTATCCATTCTTCGTTAGGAAAGTTCTCATCTAACCAAGTCTTGATAAGTTTATAAGGTTTAGTTTTAGATATACCTAAGAATCCTTTTTCAATTTGATAGTGAATCTTAGTACCTTTCTTTGCAGCTTCCATGCCAATCTTTTTAGAATCAATCTTACATCTATAAGCAAAAGAGTCAATAGATTCTCCCTCGTTTCTTTCAAGAGTAAGTGCAGAGTTTAAAGCTTGATTTATCTTCCAGTTTTCTAAAGATGGCTTGGCTATCATACCTAAGATGGTGGTAACAGAAGGAACAAGACCTAGGCTTTTAGCATCCCTAAGTGTTGTGTTCCTTTCTTTACCATTAGCACCTATGATTGTATACATAGGCTCACCATCTTGAGCATACCAATGTCCAGATTCAGACGTAAATTTATTATAACTATCTAATTCAGTTTTGTCAATATCTTTTTTATTTTTCATACTGTTTCCTCTGTAATACTATCAATAATTTTAATAGCACTATTAATTTTTAATTTAAACCATTCACCTTTATTATCTTTAGATTCTGCTTTACATAACTTATGTGCTTGAGATTCTGCAGTTCTTCTATTTGAAAATGATTTACAATACTTTAATTCATAATCTCTATGTGGGCTAGATGTTTGGTATTGATTACATCTATCTTCTGAGTCAATAGCCATACCAATTTTTACCCATCCTCTCCAAGCTTTGTTAGTTATAACATACACTTGACCTTCTGAAGATGTAGTATATTTTGAAAGCGAACTAAAAGCTGCATCTTCAAAAGTTTTATATCTTCCCGGTTTATATAAAGGATGAGACCTTGGTATATACTTACCATTAACATACATGTTTTTATTTAAGTATTCACTATAACATGTTTGACATATATAATCTTTTCTTTTTAATCTATGTTCGTCATAGTTTTCATTTAAAACTAATTCAACATCACAGTGGTTACAATTTTTATTAATGTGTTTCATACCAGTTATCTCCTATTTTATATTCTCCTGTTAAAGGACAACGCATATTAAAATGTTCACTTGCTTTCTCAATTGCTTCAACTCCAAGTCTACCTACAGCTTCTGTTTGAGATTCTTTTACTTGTATCTGCCATTCATCATGAATATTAGCTACAAACTTAGCATCAAGAGTATTTAAGTTTATTAAATCTTGTAAGATACACATAGCTTTCTTCATAACAATGGCACCCCCGCCTTGTAATAAAGTATTAAGTGCAGCATGTTGACTACGTACATATATCTTACGACCATCTAATCCTTTAAGAAAACCTCGTTCAGAAGCTTTCTGTACTTTATCTTTTAGAGTTCTAAGCGAAGGTAAGTTCTTGAAGAAAGTTTGTTTTAGTTCTTTACCTTTCTTGATACCTCCACCTGCTACACTACCAATCTTAGCATCACCTGCACCATAAACTAATGCATAGATAAATGTCTTAGCTTGGTCTCTAGTTTTAAGACCTGCAAGATTCTGATTAGTAGTATGAATGTCTCCGTTGATAACCTCTTCAATATAATCAGGGTCATCCATATAATGTGCTAACATTCTAAGTTCTAATCCACTAGCATCTATACCTACAAGTTTATATCCTTGAGGAACAGTCCAACATGAACGACACTCTTTACCATAAGGAGAACCTGCATTTGGAACTTGTGCCATGTTAGGATTTCTGTGTGTCATTCTACCTGTAATAGTTCCATTAGGTATTACACTACCATGAACTCTATCATCTTTAAGTTCATCTATCCAAGATGTGACTTGTGCTATACGCTTCTGATATAGTAAGAAGTCTGCAATCAACTTAGCTTCTCTGATGTGTTCAATTTTTTTGAGAGTACCTTCATCTACAATAGGCTGTCCTGTTGGTGTAAACTTTTTAGGAACCCAACCAAAATCAATTAGGTATTCTCCAATTTGTTTACGACTACCAAGATTAAAGTCAACTAACTTCTGCCTCATGAAAGGTTCAACGTTTTGAGTTTTAATACAATTACGATATTCTTCATCAGTCAATCCACGTTTAGATAACTCACCATCTTTTCTTACATAAGGTGTAACTAATTTATCATCAACTAACTTAGGTTTGAAAGTATTATGTACTTCATCTTCGACAGCAAGTTGCTTTGCTTTGAGTTCAGCAAGAAGTTCCATAGCTTGTTGAGTATTAAAAAAGAAACCAGTCTTCTCTTGCTCTTTCATTATCTTAGCTACACGATGTTCTAAATCTATACATTCTTTACTGAATATTTTACCTTCTTTAATAAGGTAATTATATACAGCTTCATTTAGTTTAACATCTTGAATACAATACTCTAACATTTCAGGAGTATAGGAATCAAAGTCTTCGGGTTGTTCTTGTTTCAAACAACCAACACGCCAACCCCAAGCTTTCAAACTATGTCCGTTCTCACGAACAGGATTGAATAGTCTTGACATAACAAGTGTATCTTCTATCTTACAATTAAACTTAGCACCGTAAAGTTTTTCTAGTACAGGTATATCGTAACCTATGATGTTGTGACCTATAAGTGTGTCAGCTTGTTGTAAGAATTTAATTCCTTCTTCTATCTGTGTGTTATCAAATGTATGTATCTTACCATCTAGTTCTTTAGCTACAATACACCACACATTATTAGGGTGAAGTCCATCAGCTTCTATGTCAAATACTATTTTAGAATTGTTCATTGTCAAATGTTTCCTCCTCTGATACTTCAAACAATCTACCAGTATCAGGATTATATCTAAGACCACAAGCTAAACCTGTATCACCTGTGTATCTAGATTTCAATACACGAACCTTAGTGGTGTTTGCTTCTTCAGGATTATTTGCTTGTTGGTTTCTTTCTAGTGCAATCACACAATCAGATAACTGTGCTATACCTTGTGAGCCTTTTAAGTGTGATAGAGATACTTCGATACCTTGCTCGTGTCCTTTATCACCCGATGCTCTACGTAAGTGAGATACTAATATCATACCTACTCCTGTTTCTTCTACAAGACTACGTAATTTATTCATCAACATATCAATACCTCGTCTCTCGTCTCCTTCATGGAGAACATTAACAAGCATATGTAAGTGGTCAACCACCACCCATTTACATTCACATCCTACGATAATGTATCTAAGCTTGGCAAAGATATCATCAATATCAGTAGCACCTAAATGAGCATGAATATAAACTCTACCTTCAGGTATTGCCTTATCAAATAAAGCAAGTAAATCTTCTTCAGTATAGTTCTTTCTCTTCTCAGATAGATAGATTCTATCATTAGCTTCAATGGATAAGATACCGTCAGCAGTTCTTAACCAATTCTCTTCAAGTGCTACAATACCTACATTATCGTCTGTGTTTTTAATAAGCCAATGTTCAAGCTCTCTAGTTACACTAGACTTTCCGAGTCCTGTTCCACCTGTAAGTGTTACCAGTTCTCCTTTACGCATTCCATATAGTTTCTTGTTCAAGCCTTCCCATGGATATGCAATACTTTCCTTCTCTTCTCTATGTAACCAATCACCTTTTTGTGATGATAGTTCCATGATACCTGAAGGTGTGTATGTCTTAGCATTCCACCATGCTTGAGTAAACTCTTGGAATTTGTTTTGTTTAAGCATTTCATTTGCATCTTTATATCCATTAGGAAATGTCATGATTCTAGTTTTGTTAGGCTTTAGTATTTTAGCTACAGCTTTTGCAGCTTCTTTACCTGCCTTGTCATTATCAAAACATAACACTACATTATCAAATGATTCTACAAATTCAATGCTTTCTCGTATGTCTTTAACAGCAGCCGAAGCTCCACGTTTAAGAGATACTACTGACCACTTACCTTGAAAGAGTTCATGTACTGCCATAGCATCACACTCTCCTTCAGTAATAGTCAGATACTTACCACCTGTATTTCCATACAGTTGTTCTCCGAATAAACCAGTATTATCAAAGGTACCATTAGTTACGAAACCTTTATTAGCTACAAACCTAGTTTTAGTACCAACAACTTCATTACCATTAAAGTATGGATAGATGTGTTGGGTAACATTATTATTCCTATCTTTTACTATCTTAACACCAAACTTAGTTGCTGTATTTTCAGAGATACCTCTGTCAGTTAAAGCACCATAAGCACCAGTATAAGATGTAAGGAATGTATTATCAGGTTTAGGTTTACTCGTCATCTCAACTACCTTACCTGTTGATTCATTGTCATAGTCTGTAAAAAATGTATTACAACTAAAACATTTAGC